TGTCTTTGCTCTCAGAAGATTGTTGGTTCCTGTAATAAAAATACAAAATGTTGTGATGTGATTGAGTGTTTACAGTTTGCTATTTACCTTATAAAGAACGTTGAACAGATGATGATTGTGAATCTAAAACAGAAAAACATAATTTTATAAAATGTACATTATAAAAACTTTTAAAAAAGTTGTACCTGTTTTAAACAGTGAGTGCCAATGATGATGATCTAAAACATTTAACATATTTACTGAATAATGTATAAAACAGAACAAATGTGAATATTAACATTTTAAAAAAACTTTACCTGTTGTTGTAATAGCTGATTGTCAATGATGATCTAAAAACATTATGATTTAACTGCATAATGTATAAAACAGAACATGTGTAAATATTTACAATATTAAAAAAAGTTTACCTGTTTTTGTAACAGCTGTTTGTCAATGATGTGCTGTGTATCTAAAAACAATATGATTTAAAATATTATCTGAATAATGTATAAAACAAAATAAATGTAAATATTACCTTTTGTATATGTTACAGAAGATTATAATTTGTTTATCACATTGTATATGTTCTGAAATTACGGTAGGTTCTTTGAGTTGACAGTGTGAGTAATAAAGATCTTGTTAAAACTTGAGAACAGTAACACTAAGTCTTATAAGACTTTCCAATTGTGAGATGTAAAAACCCTTTACATTTAATGCAACGCTAAGGGGATCATTCTTTATAACAAAAATTAGGGGGTTCCTGGGGTCTACAAAATAGTCTTTTCTTATCATAACATACTCTGTTACATATTTTTGAATATCTTGAAATGTAAAGATAAATTCATGTGAGGGAAAACTGGGCAAAAAAATCAAAACCTGTCTGAGTTTCCTTCTCATTACACACAAATCATCTGCTTGAGCAAAACAGGTTTTATCAATGGAAGGAACAATAGGATTAATTTCAGGAGAGGTTGACAATATAATATACTGTGATTTTTCTTTTGGAATATTTGGACATAATTTTTTAGGTTTGGGTTCATTAGGATACATATTAAAAGCAAAAGTATTGGTATGTGTTAGACGTGGTTGAAGTGTAATTACATGTTTTAGATGTTTATGTACATATTCATAAAGCTGATCATAATGAATAGCAGGTATATCAAGAAATGTCTTCAGTTCATCATCAAATATGAATATCTGAGGATTGTTTTCATCACATTGATGGGTTTCAATAATAATATTTTTGAGTATTGTTAGAAGAGTTGATAACTTGAATATTTCAGTCAGTTGACCTGGTGCATGTCTATTTAAATATTGTCTTAAAGGAGATTCTTTCTTCAGCTTGAATATTGGAGTATATACTTTTCCAATTGTTTGAGTTTGACGTTTGTGGGCAGAACGCGTGTATGGAGCCATCCTAAAATCATAGAAATAAATTAATATAATATAAAGTAAAAAATTATTAAAATATGATTGCTATACTGACCTGATTGGTTGCAAATGTCCAACTCTCTGTGATACTGTTTTCTCTTCCTAAAATAAAAAGAAAATATTAATCTTTGTGATAGTAATAGAGCACACACACACACACTTATATTAGTATACTGACCTCTGTGTGTGTGTGTGAGTTGATGCAAATGACCAATTGACCTTTGGATTGTCCTTCTCTATTTACCCTGAAAGAAAAAGGAAATTCTTTAACATGTTTGAATAGGTAGGATTTGGTTAAGAATATTCCAAATAAGTAACTTTGAGGTATGTACAACAAAGTACCTGATTTTCTCACTCAATGTGTCACAATCTACAATCTGAAATTATGTTTCAGAAAATTATTATGAAATTACTTTATAGTAGGATATTGCAGCTGGGTGGAGAGGATCAATATCTTTATCATTAATAATTTTTTGTCCATCACAAGACCAATCTTTGTACAGTATTATGTTTTCCAAACTGAAATCTAACTTTTTAGAGCATCGTTGCGAGAATGATGAGGTGCAACTAATGCTTATTAGGAAAACATTCATATTACGTGCGTTATGTATTGCATGTTCAATAAGTTGTGTAGCTAACCCATGACCCCGATAATCAGTTTTGACTACTAGTGCAAATAGATCAAGCATGATATTAGCTTTTTTGTCACACATTAGTTTTTGATGATTACACAATTGATCCAACAGAATCAACACATTGGTAAAGTCAACAGGCCATCCCTGTTGGAGATATTCATCTTTGGTTGGAAGTCTGTCTGGAGATTTTGTAACTGTGGTGCAGAAAATGACTCCAACAATTTCATTCTTGTTGTTTTTTGCCATCCAACATGTTTTGTTTTTTAACATGTTTCTGAGCATAGAATCCAAATTGTATATCCTGTAACCGTTTTTTGTGCAGCAACCAGCTAGACGTGTGGCTGGTTCCCAAGGCATAAAGTAATTCCAAAAAATGTCTAGGACCTCTTCCCAGTTTTCAGAATTTACCGTATGAAATGTAAACATGATCCTGGTTTCTTGTGCAAGGTTCTGAAAAGGGATATGTACAAAGTAGATTAATCCTTAGAGGTTTTGCCGTATTACACTTTGAATGATAGAATTTGTAGGTACAGAGCCTATGTTTACAACTATATTATCATTGTCTGCAATTGCTTTCAGAGTGGTTTCATTTGTGAAACAGAAGTTTAGTACACCTTTGTTGATTATTTGATAACAATGATTTTCAACTTTCACTTCATTAAACTGAGTTTTCTTCCATGCAAAATGTTTCAGTTTCATTCCTGCAATGACAGCAAGAATAGACCCGCCGGGAGGAATAATAACTTCTTCCACGCCATAGTAGGTATAGTGTTCAGTTCTACTATCTCCGCCATGTGGAGCATATTCTAACATTGTTGTACCATCATAAAGATTCTTTATTCGCCCCGATTTGTGAAACAGAATCACGTTCTTCATCTGAAATTATGGTATCTGTTATTATGTTTTATGGACATATTTATCATGAGTCTTTAAATAGGAGTTTCGAGTTGTTGTGTAATTACACTTAGAACATGAAATACGAACATTGTCATGAACCATTTGAATATGATTGGTAAGATAATATTTTCGATTAGTTTTGTATTGACAAAGTTTGCAAGTGAAAAGTTTTAATTGAGCATGAGTAACTTGGTGATATATGAGGAGCTTTCTTTGTTTTGTTACAAAAGGACATTTTGAACATTTATATTTTTCTTTATTGTTGTCAATCTTGCCTACCGGTGTTGTGGTTATTGGATGTTCCACAGATTGATGTTGTAGAAGGTGCTCTTCATTGTATGTTTGATAGTCACAATGCTTGCACTTGTATTTGTCCTACAATAAAAAAAATTAAGTATATATATAATTATAAAATAATCAGTTTTAGTAATAATTACCATTTGATGCTCTATTTGTTGATGGTCCATTGATCCGCTGGGAACCTCGTGGCATCTGTATTCCATCTGAAACAAGTTTAAACAAGGTTTATACCCATTCTTTTAGATATTTTATCTCGGTGTTCTAAGGTTAGAATAGGTGAGAGAATTCTCTCAATCCTGGCTTTGTCAGCCTTTCTTTGTAAGTCATCATTCCTTCTGTACTGTTGTAATTCATCAGTCAAATCCAACGGATCATAAATTACAGTAGGTGTTAAGTTAAAACAAACACTTTTTTTAATTGTAGACATCATTGCTATCTAAAATAATATATTAAACTTTAGCTAATACTGTGTGACAATAAAATTGTAGCATATTTTTAAATATAGTTTTTGGCGAATCAGAATGGTTAAATATTGTAATTTGCAAAGGAACATCATTTGTTGGAATTTGGTTTACAACACATGATAATCCAAGTCGAAATAATAAATTGCTTTGATAAAGTATGCTAACAGCTGATACATTAGTTCTAACTAGAATTTTAAGTTGTAATGTTTTATACTGACATGGTTCTATTGTAAAATCTGTATCATTTGTTAATGTAATTGACGGGTTAGTAAATGGGTAACAAATATATTGATTTAGTACCCCTTCATATTGAATTTTAAGTGTTGGAGGAGGTCCATCTATCTCATCGCTATGTCTTTTAGGTTTCAAAGAGGGAATTGTTATGTTATCTTCATCATCCATTTCTGAAACAAAGTTCAATGTTCACATAACTAAGTGAGCAATTTAAAACAAATATTTTTTTGATTTGTTTCTTTAATGTGATTTGTAAGTGATTTGTATACAAATAACTTAACATTGTCGGTAATTAAAGTGATCGATACTTCAGAAGGAATACAATTAGATTTTGTATTCTCAATGGGATTAATAGATAATATCCATGATATTGGCATGTTTAGTAGTCTAAATAAATTATGAATAACATTGATATAAGGTTTCTCATGTTCAACATGTTTCACGCTTTTACTTATATGTAGTTTTTCAAGTCCATTGATTAATATACATGGAGCTGTAAATGTTCGTTGACGTAAACAAAAAATATCATCTTCCATATCAGCAGTTTTCTGTAGTATTTTCTGGTTGATCAGGTTATAGGAGCTAGTCATTTCTAAATCTGTAAGTACAGTTAGATAAGATCTTTAATTATTGTTACACTATCATATTCGTTGTTGGTAATGTAATCTACAAGAGTCTTATAGACAACATCTTTAACACAATGAGATATAAATTGAATCGTAACACTATAGGGCATTTGGTTATTTATATCCGGATTAATAGTGTCCAAAACCCAATTCATATTAATATTATTTTCGTTTAGAATAAAGGTTATTTGCTTTTTCCAATCTGACGTATAGTCGGATGGAATATCCATCATGCCAGTAATCATAATATAGGGAGGATTTTTGATGAATGTTTCAAGATCATCAACTTGTTTCTTCAACTGTTTAATTTTGCTGTGAAGTTTTTTTTCCGTATAAGTGCCAATTGATGAGGATGCCATTGAAAATAATCTGTAATAATGTTATAATATTAATATAGATAATTATTATGATAGTCAGTTGACAAATATGATAAAAGCAATTCCTTTGTTTTTTCTTTTACTAAATAATTAAGCATTCTAACATGAACAACTAAGACAGGAGTTGTTGACCATTTTATGTCTATTTTCCATGTCTGAGGAACTCCAGCTTCAAAGAACAGACATTCTATTTTATGTTTAATATTATGAGCAACACTCGGAAGTTTAATATTTTCGAGATTATAAATATGTAACATTTGATCATTAGCAATGCAGGTATAGAGTTTCTCAAGTCGTAAACGAAGTTTTCTTATAGTTTCAATTTGTGACAAGGCTTCAGTTTCTGTTTCTGTTGTGTTTTCATCAGAATTCGCCACAACTTTTAAGTTTGGAGGGGACTTTAATGTTTCATCTGTTAAACAGTTTTGTCTACATTGTGACATGTTCTGAAATTATTCAGATATTCATTCCTTGATGATAACGGGAGCAACCTAGAAAAAAAATAATTATTAGGTAAAGGACAAACCTGGTTGTATAATTTACTTTCCATTTACACTTTTAAAGGTAAACTTCCAGTTGCCGATATAAAATAGCGTTTAGTTGGAATATAATTTGAAAACAAATTCTTGCTCATGTAGGTCTTATAAATTGCAAAATCAGCTGATTTAAAAAATATATTGTAACTAATATTAGTACATTCCTGAGGGTTTATGTTTTTGTCATAAAATTGTTGTTGAAAAAATGTGTTTAATCCTTTCATATGGGAAAGGTGAGTGTTTGTATCAGTGTTATAAAGAATGTAACTTTTTTCCCCAATATATTGACCAGAATTATAAAACCCTTCTTGAACCCAGATTCCACTAAGTTTATCACCCGTTTCAAAGTGTTTATCAAATAATCTTTTAAACTCGTCTCTTAAATTCTCATCTACATTATCTTCAAGATTTCTATGTTTAACTAGAAAGTGTGCACTGTCAGTATCCATGTAAAGAAGTTGTGTTTTGGTAGGATTAAAACTTCTCAACAAATAGCCCAGGCGTTTTAGAAATATTCGTTTACTATGAAATAATATTGAGCTTCCAATATGACCTAACATAGTGGTGAAAGGTTCTTGCGCTATTTTGTTCATTTCTAGTAAATAGCAATTATTTGCAAGTTTTAAACATGATTTTATATTTTTCCGTCTGTTTTTATGTTTTGGAACATTGTTACTATTCCTAAATGTTTTGAATTTTGAAGAGGTTAAATTGCAAAGGGTAAAACCATAACATGAATTAAGCATAAGTTTAATAAGTTCAGCCTTTATTTCATAATTTTGTTTTGTTTCAGGGTGTTTTTCATGTTTAATAAGATATTTAAGATACTTGCGCGCTTTTAGCTTTAATTCAATGTGATTTTTAAGGTAATGCTCCATTTGAAAAAAAAGACCATGATAAATATCTGGTGTTGTTTCAAATCCAAACATGTTGTATAACATAAGAAAGTAATCTGTACTTATAACCATAAAGGATGAAGTCTTGTGAAGACTTATAACTCTAGGACCGGGTTTAAAATGGGTAAGATGTTTTTGTGTGTAACTAGATAAGTTATTTAATTCGTACTGAACTTTTTGAATAAAAAAACCAAATAAAGGATTTTGATTGTTCTTTTTGATTTCCAAGTTACGGACTACTATAAATCCAGTTAGTTTCTTGTTTAAAATATCATCAAGAAATTTCAAATAGGAATACGTTTTTTTGTATTGAACTGTATAGTTCTGTATTGGAAGTATCCTATGTTCGTTAAAAAAACAATCGTATATTTCTACATATTCAAACTTTACATAGCATAGTTTAAAATGATTTATGAAATGGGTAAACAGTTGGATAATTTGAGATTTTACAGAATTTGTTTTTGCTTGCAATTCTTTTTGTTTGTCATTGTTGTTTAAATGACATGATGAATGATGCCCGTGATAATAATAGGATTGGTATTGAATGATTTTTATGTAATACATGGGGTCATTAGGTCTTTTGTAAACCAAAAAACCATCAACAGGAAATTCACCAAAATACAACTGACCTAATGCTGTAAAATGTGACTGAAATCTAATAACTTGAATATCATGAGGTAACCTGCGCAGATAGGTGTTAAGAGCATGATATTCATTGGCAAATCTAGGCGGTTTGTTAACCAGTCTAAATCTGTCAGTTTTAATGTTGCCAAATGTTCTAACATTGTCACAAAAACTTTTAACATCTAAGGTAGTTCCACTGCTTTGGTGTAGTTCTTGAAAGTCTGATTGTATGCATCTGGTAAAAAACAAAGGCCAACCTACTGGTAATTTCTTTACGGTAGCGCTTGGGTATAATGAGCGTATATCAATTGTCGATATGCCAGCCGGTGTTTCTGTAAATCGTTTGGTCCATGGTTTGAGATTTGCAAAATTGGGCCATGTGTTACCATCTAATTTAGGATCATCTATATAGTTTAGATGTTCGTTGATGATTGTATTGCTATCTATTCTACCATGCACAAAACTTGTACATATTCCACCAGTAACGGCAAGTTTGATAAAATAATTGTAAAACGTGTTTTTGATTTTTCTTGGTGCTAATACTTGATCAATTTGTCGTGACGGTTCAATTATAAAGAATTGTTGATATGCTAGGTTAGATTGTGAATAGTTTCGTCGAACAAATATATTAATTGAATCGTTTAAATAGTTCCGAAATAAAGTTAACACAATAGAATGTAATAAAACACAATCCTGAATAAGATAGTAATTACTGTATTCATATAGATTAGCAAATCCCTCTTTAGTAAAGATATCTTGTGCGTATATGCGCTGTTCTAAGGGCACATGTTTACTTGAGAAAGTGTCTTGCCAAAACATATCGTCATAAGGATGTAGATATGTAATTGATTTTAAAGCTCGTATTGAAGTTGCTTTTTCATATGGAAAACATAATTTGGATACACTCAAATTAAATAGTTTTCCTATTTTATCTAAAGACATATTTGATGCAACTAAATTACGAATATCTTTTATGAAAAGATTTAGCTGCCATTCATCTGCTGTTGATTTCTTGTTTTTAAGTTGTTTTGTGTTTTCAGTTTCTAATATGTTTGTAAATCGTTTGAGATTATTTTTTATATCGATTTTTATGGTTGAAATAGATGCGCCTTTTTTGAAAATATGAATTTTTTGATTTAGTTTGGTCAAGATTATTATAAGATTGTTACTAATCAGGTAATTGTCATAATTAGATCCATTAAAAGCGCAAAGAACACATTCAAATATTATTTCATTTAATCTTCGACGTATTAAACTAAATATTCCTTTATATGTGCTTGTAAGTAATGAGGTATTTAATTTATGTAATATGTCTTTTAATAATATATATTTTACTAACGATGCGATAATGTTTCGTTGATAAATATAGATAAGGAAATCATAAACCATAAGAATTGTTCTTTGATGGGTAGGTTCCATGCAATACTGACTCGATAAATTGGATGATAAATGAAATGTTTTTACATTGCCATTTGTTACTTGTAATTCTTTAAACATTTTTTGTAATTGATTTGCACACATGGAACTATCTATTTTGTCCATAGCTTTTTTAAATTGTGACCAATTAACAGTAGATCGTAAGTTAGTATTGCTACTCAAAACATATTTGTTTAATTTTTTGAATAACGCAAAGGGGAAATATGGCTTCAGAATATCAAGTGTTTGACGAATTGGTATAATGTCAAAGAGACCTGTGCAATAAAATATTAAATTAAAAAACGCGATGAATGATGTAAATAGAAGAATAAAAATAGTTTGTTACCAATAATGTAAAGCTGTTGAATACCATGAATAACCTTTTTGTGACTCGCTGTTTGAAAACTATTTATAAATATCTCATTGTCCATACTAGTCTGAATCTGCTTGTTGAGAGCCTCTGTGTCATAACTATAAAAGCATAGATAAAGTATTTATGTACTAATAAAAATTATATTCTTACCTTATGAAGGATATTTCACTGCACACTTGTAGTTTCTCCTGTAGATCAGGACTTAGAAGACCCAAACATTCTGTAACATAAATTACACATTTATCTATTGTATTTCAGGTAGGTAACCAATTAATCATGTACCTAGATTTTCATAAAGGAAATATTTTTGTGACTGAACAGAAGCTAAATATAAATTTATTAAATTATGTAAAGACTATTACCATCTATTTTATACCTAATGCTGGATTTTTACGAGTTGATATATATCTTTGGGTTTCTATATGATCACATATACAAAAGTTTTGGTTCAAAGTTGTTTCCTTTGACGATGTATGTTTGAAAACATTATCCCCTTCAGTAATATGAACATTTGCAAAGAGGTTATGTTTGTTAAATGGCAAGGGTTTCTTTTCTAACTGTAATTGGTTTATCATTATACAGTTACTATTAAGATCAGGAGTAACTAATATATGTAGTATGTCTTTTGAATCATTATTAAGATATTGACCAATAAAATTGTTTTGAATATGTTGTAAATTTGCATTTTTTAAAAACGAATATGAAGTATAAATGTTTATAGTAAATGGAAAAGTGTTTGTATTACGATCTTCGACAATATCTAATATGTGACTTGATAATACTTGTTTATCGTTATATAGTATAACGGATTGTGGGTTTACGTTCATAAGAACAGGAAATATATTGCACTCTTCTTTGAGTATGTAATATTTCTTTTCAAATAGTATAACGGTTATCGGATTATATTTATGCGGTTTTCTCAATAGTTTTACTAGAGAATTTTGAAACTTATATCTTAACACATAATTGTGTTTATGACAACTATTTTTTAATTGGGTTATCGTTACAAGGGAAATATTAACATTAAGAGTCCATGTAATATACTTTAGAACATGTGTAATGTTATTTTGTACACTTTGTTTTGTTCTTGGAGTTATTTGAAGACATTCAATAAATTCTTGATACGTATTAAATAGGTCCCTATTTTGTTTCCATAGTAGAAATAACAATGAATCTAAAAGAAAAAGTTAATTTTTGCAGCAGTATATATATGTATCAAAAGTAACACATTGTATACCTATAAATGTATTGTTATACACCAATGGTACCTCTTCATGAGATGTCAATGGATTTGTCGATTGTGTCAGAAAACGACGAGGGTTAGCAATACACATAGGACACGTCATTGTGTATTCTGAAATGTATATATATATATTTATAAATATATATATAATTGTAGTTGTCGTAATTCTGTGATTACACAATGTTTAATATTCCTCTGGAGGGATTTCTTTTGTCTGTTCGTTCTTGTCCGTAGTTTTCTCTTCCTCTTTTGTAGTGTCGCCTGTCTCAGGTGGCATACCTTAAGAAAAAACAAGACCCATAAATAAGGCTCGCAACAAAAGTTGTATAGTTTTATTGTCAAAATAGATAGAGATTTACAACAACAAAGAAATGTTTCATAGCAGGTAATTCATTGGTACTGGATAGCTATATTAAACTATACCTTCAGCATCGGGTCCTCCGTTTGCTGGAATAGGCCAGGGTCGGTCAGGTGAACCTTTGTCATCAATACTTCTTGGGTCATAGGGAACTTGCACATGATGTTCCTCACCTTCGGAATCCGATTGAAATACTTCATCACCTAAAAAAGAAATTTTGTATTAGTAGTGTATGACAAAACTATAAGCAATGTTTTTGTTACCTTGTATGGTATTGATTACATCGTCCAGACGGATGGTGCAGAGGAGTGCGATTGGTTCACGAGGTTTTAGTATGATGGGATTTTTTGAAATCACAGGAATAGTGATCATCCTTGTGATATTGTCAGGATAAAAATATTTTTGGGTAATAACAAACTGAGAACAAAACAGTTCTTTGATTTGGTAGACACAATTGTCAGGCAAAAGATCAACAGGACCAAACAGGATTTCATTGACTTTCATGGGCATAATGGTTTTCCAGTCTGGGTAGTGGACAGTTGGACAGCTGTTGTGTGCAGTACACTCACAACAGGGGCAGTTGGTCTCATGTTGAGGCATTCCGATTCTGAAACATTAAATATATATAGAAAAACCTGTAAAAGGTAGATATACATTATTGTTGTTTATAATATCATCGATAAAGGTAAACAGATTGGTGTATTTTCCGTTAGTATTAATATCATTAAACACAAAATTATATTTGAGATACGCACAGGCGTCAAAGATTCCGTTTCTTCTGCCCAAAAATCTAGTTATTTTTGTTAGAATTTGTTCAATTTGAGTAATGTGAAAATATTTAAAGTAAAACATTTTTGTCAATGGTGTACCTTCATTCACACTTATAATGTAATCACTGTGGCGAGTAAAAAACTTTTTGTTGTTTGTACAGAAATCTGTAAATAAAGTAACCATTTCTTGCCAAGAGTATGTGTTACCTGTGGTATTATTTATAAGAAAATCAACAATAGGGTTAAACCAGAAGACAGATGATGGATCTTTGTACAATATGTCATAAGACGACTCAATAGCTAAATTTTTCATAATATGTTCATTTGTCAATTGATGAGATATCTCCACTGGAGCTTCAATAACATGTGGCATAAGATGTTCTTGCATTAGATTCGGTCGGTAAATAATCCAAGAGTCGAATACAAGTTGCAAATCACCGTTCAGTTCAATAATATCGCTATTTCCTGCTACAGTCATGTTGGAAAATATGTCCAATACAGCATTTAGCAAATCATTTGGAGAGAAGTATTTAGGCAATATATATCTTTGCTCCTCAAGATAGATCTTCAAAGTTGAGTTGGATTTGAAGGTCCACCACTGATTATATTTGGATTTCAATTCCTGCAGTTCAGGAACAAGCTTGTTCTTCATAAAGTCCACATATAAATGAAGCAATGATTCCTTCGAGGGTCCACTCATCCGGTCACAGGTGTAACATTGATCTAAAACAAAAAGATGATTATCATATAGTTGTAGTTAATAAAATTAAAACTATAAGCATGTACCTAGATGTTTTTGAGCTTCAGTGATAACCTCCTGTAGCTGAGGAAGAAACGATGTAACATCGTAGTTATACATGTTGTATAATCTGTAATTAGTATTTAATAAGTTTATACAGTATAAATTGTAGAATAAAATTTATATCATTTTCGTTTAGAGCAGACAAATCTCTTTGGGCACAAAATACAATATTTTTCCCAATACAGATTTGAAAATTTATCGATACCTCAGTATGACATTCAGAACTTTCAGGAATTGTAAGTTGTACTTGCGACGTATTTGGATCTTCATAACAATAAAGAATATAGTCATCCCCTTTGGAAACATTAGTAATGGTTGAATTAAATATTTTATTTGGTGTCCAAAGGTAAGTGTGAGGAGTAAAAACCTTTTCACCTATCAGATTCGTGTATGATTGCAAACATTTTTCTAACATGTCCTTAACACGAAGATAATCAAAATATGTATAGATTGGTAACCAATCTATCGCGAAAAGTAATTGATTGTTTAAAAACAATTGACTATTTTGAACAATATCATATGCATCTTTAACATAAACAGTAGGTTTTTCAGGAAAAGTTAAAACGATACTTGTGTCAGAAATATCAATCCATCCGTTGTCTGTCAGTTGGGGAAAATCAAAATGATAAAATAGTTTTTCAAATGCCTCTATGTCATTCATTTTATGTTCTGAAATACCATATCTCGTCATTTAATAATAGAGATGTGATTAAGTAACAAATCTTTGGCTTGTGACTTATGAAATGCTTTAACTTTAAACAGGGTACCTAATGGATCATCTTTAACTATAAAAACATTCTTATTACGGATATCAATAAATTTGTGGTAATTGAACAAAATATATGATATTAATAAATCACACACCTCTTTAAATGTAAATTGATATTGATGTTGAGGAAATGTAGGTATAACAGAAAGAATAGATCTAAGACTAAAAGATAAAACACATTTGCACATGTTATTTGGATACTTTGAATGTTTTAAAAAACTTGTTTTTTCATCTTTTATAATTGCAGGTCCTACAACTATAAGATGTTTTAAAACATATTCCTTTAGTTGTAGAACATGTAAAACATCTACATCAAGAGCATGTGAAAGTTCTTTACTACAAAAAATAATATTTGTGTTTCCGGGATCAACCATATTTTCTTTTATAATAATCTTAGTTAGCTTGTTTAGTAAATATTGTAACGGAAAGGATTTTAAAAGTTTGTCTTTTTCATACGATTCCAGATACCAACAAAGCGTAGATCCCATTCTAAATCGATAATTGATCCGGTTTTCAGACATTTCAAAAACAACCGACAGAATATCTGTAATTATAAAAGAGTTAAAACTATAAATAACTGAGATTTGTCAGCAACTTGTACTAAATTGTTTTTTGAGTCGTGAAGTGTAAATTCCAAAACAGTATTCAACGAAAGTCCATCCGTATAGGGTAAAAAGAGTTCTGGTGAATACTCTGCTTGAAATACATTTCGTTCATCATCGAAATTAATCATAGCAAGAATAGTGCTTTCAGAATTAGGTTTTTGATAATCAATAAAGGATAAAAAGTTTGAATCGATGTTTGATGTTTTGAAAACAAAGAAAAATGGTGGTTCAAATAACAATGTTTTGGTACCAGGTGCGTTATTTGTTTCAAACCCGTGTACGATATCACCTAACAAATGTGAATAAAAAATAAGCGGCCATTTGTTCTGAGAAGTCTTATTTGCATCCCAGAATCGTGGAGGTCGAAAAAACAATTTTGTTTTATTATTCATTTCTACGATTACGTTAAATCGCTCTGACATAAACTTTCGTCTTTTAGTTGTTTCATAGAAAAATACTTTTCCTTCTTCTGCTTGAACAGTAACGTTAAAATACAGGTTTATCCAGGACTCTTTGTAAATGTTTACTACCGCGTTTTCTAGTGCCAGTGAATACTCATCATTCTAAAAGAATAGGTATATGTAATAATCTTTAGTATTAAAATTAACTTAATTAACCTACCATTGAATTTTCGCCAGACACACACCAGTTATATTGACAATGTGAAAATACCATTGGACATTCAAATGTCTCCCATGTATCATTATTAGTATTTAAAATATAGAAATCAAAAGCATGAGCATATTGTTTTACAACTCGGTTAAGGGGTTTGTTAAACATTTCTTGTGAGTGGTTAACGTTAAATTTAAAATTCAACGGAACTTCATAGGTTTCCAAGGAACGTAAAGGTTGCGATTGAACCTGTTTTATGTATTCTGCGGTATACCCTATACCAACTGAAACAAAACATAACTAAGTATCCTAAATAATCAGTATAATAATATTTGTACATACACACTCTAATAGCTGGATTGAACCATTCTTGGAGAATGTCTGTAGCCGGAGTTCTATCAAAACGTGATAACTAAAATATCATTATATAGGGTAAAAGCTCCTGCATATATGTATTATTTTGTTATGTACCTCGGTGGTAGAGTTTGAAACCATGGTTACTGAAATATCCTCATCGTGTACAAGTTCTCTGTTGAAAAATATTATATTGAAAATATTTAATAATATACATACAAATTAATGTAATACCTTATTTCTTCGTTATTATACATTTCATATTGTGGTGATCCTTCTGCAAACTCGTCTATTTCCAGATTGCCAAGTATGGCATGGGGAAATATAATTATTTGATGTGGAAGTAATGTGATTTTCATATTATGATATACTTTTGATCTATCGTCTGGATCAGGTACCGGAGCAGTGTTTTTTAGAAAGTTACCCGGTCTAATTCCAAAAGTGTCTACGTAAACATTGTTTGCCGCTGTGAATGGATCAAGGTGAGTTTGACTTCCACCGGTAATTGAAATAACATCTAGTGTGTAAAAACAATTTAAAGAAATAAACGATAAATCCTAAATCTAAATCATACCTAGAAGGGACTTGGGTCGAAACATAAATTCAAAGGGTTCTAAACATAAATAATAATTATATGTTGAATATCTAGTAGACTAACAAGTAACATGTACCTAATGTTGGGCTAAATATCTGGCAATTGAGGTATTTCAAACTTAAATCTGAACGTTTGCATTCAATGTCTCGAAACTGTTGATCTAATCGACATTGGAAGATATTTTTCTAAAAAGAGGAATACTGATAAAATAAATACTAAATGTCTAATGTTTAATTTAAATTTCCTTAGCCTGACATTGGATCATTTTTTCTTTGTGATGCATAATGTCTGAAATGTCAACATAAATATCGTCTTGCTGTCATATTTTTTATGCATACATGTGGAAATTTTATATTTTTGCTTTGAAGCATTTTGCAAAGTTTTATTAAACGTGTATTTTCTTGTTTTTCAAATCGATTATTAATATAAGCACAAAAATCAGCAACATGAACATTCAAAAAATCTTTAAAAAAAAGATCATCGGTAATTAAACTGTGTTTTACCAATATGTTTCCCACAATTTTTAAAAACTTTTGTTTAGGATAAGTGGAATTAATAAAGTCAGAAACACTTGTATTGTCACTTATAGACTCTTCTTCCGGCATGGAACAGTATTGGTTAGATTCATGGATAGTGTATGTGTGTTTATTTGCAAACATGGTGGCGTTTTGTCTATCGTTTAATAAATTCTCAACTTTGTTAATAATGTAGTTGCGGGATGAATTAATATATGCGAAATGAAAAGATGATTTTGGAACTTCTTGATAAAAGTTTAAAGCTTCAATACCACCTAATCTCATATATAGTTTTCTGAAAAGTAAAAAACATGCTATATCAGTTAAATCAAAATTTTACTCGAACTAGGATCTTACCTCATTATTTGAAAACCAAGATTTGAATATGATAAAAATATATGTGTAGCATTAAGAATTTCTGTTGATAAGTTTGTATTATACAGGTTATGAATTAATAATATTAATGTAATTGAATGATGTCGTAAAATATAATTTACAACTTTATAAAAATCGAGTTTACTTTGTTTGTTGTTAGCGTTTCTGAAGGAGAAATCATCTAATATAACCACCGAATTTTTAGGTATGGTTACAAAATTATCCTCATGAACCACAAAATCCGATGACAGATATTGTATATTTGAAATACTTTTAAAATCACTAGGTTCTCCAGTTTGAACGAATACAGATATGTCAGGTACAAAGTGATGTATAAGATTTTTTATGAATGTAGATTTGCCCCCTCCCGATTCAGCTAAAAAACAACCAGAACTTTAATTTAAATAATGTTGTAGGATAATATAACTCACCTATAATAAATACAAGTTGCCCCAAGGGTAAAATTTCATCAAGTGTTCTGTTCATTGTAATCTACAATGTTTTAAAAGGTTACAGCATCCTTTTTACTTTGTTCAACGCAGTCATCCAAAAAACTGGTTACATATTTGTCTAAATATTCTACAAATGCAAAAGCGGGTATCTTTACAAATGAATATTCAACAATAGATAGAATTTTATTTTCACTCAGTTTTCTCTTTTTATTTCCAGCCGCCGCACCGTCGTTAAATTGGTATTTGAGGATAAGACAGATATCATCCGTGCTAAAAAATGAAATACATACACAGTTGTTTTTAAAAATAAATAATATATATCATATACCTGATATTTGTTGTAGTTCGTAGTCCTAATTCGCTCAATGAGTAATGCTGTAAAAAGTATTGATTGTAGTAAAAGAAAAGAAAAATTTACAGATTAATTCTCATACCTCCAAATTTATGGTTATATTAATGTTTTTGTCCTTTGTTGTAATTAATCCGATGGTTGTTGATGTAGCTTTGTTTTTTGATGTGTTGGTCATGTGTTCTAAAGATAAAATAGTTTAAAAATATGTTTGTGTGAAAAACAATAAATTTGCAACCTACCAGTGTTTCTAGCACTTTGTAGCTGTTCAACAAAAGAATCTAGCTTAGATTGAATGTCGCTAATAACATTCTTTTTTGCAAGATGGGCGAGTATTTCAAAATCCATCACTATATGCTTAGAGTCAAGTTTCTTTGGATCCCCTCCGTTAGCGCCATAATGCTGGGACATTACTAAAAAAGATATTTTTAGAATATCATATTACATACCCACACACACAGAAACTAACCTATTAAGCCATGTTCTGACTGAAGTAAGTCTGACTCCATATCTCTACAATAACAAAATGTTGTACTATATAGTAATTAAAATAAAAAAAACCTAACTGTACCTTATATGACTATTGAAGTTTTTAATTTGCGCAGGAAGTCTACCGTTGCTTAAATAAATATTCATTACATCACAATTGTTGTTTAAAAAAACGAATCAGAATTGTACCTTATTGGATGAACATAACATCTAAGCTGGTAGGCATGTCTATCAGATGGTAAACCAAATAAGCTTTTAGAAAAATTCTGACATTCAAGTGTGGTGCCAGAAGATCGGAGAGGAGTGTTAGTGTCACAGAAGATAATATCAACCATGGTCTAAATAAATATTTAGTAGACAATAGATTCATAGACAAAATAAACATTGGTAGGATGATTAATGTTGTTGCACATACACACAGGTTAAGGTTCCAAACTTTTTTCCAACACCCTTGCATTGTATCGGTCCTAACTGGGATAGGACCCGGTCC